AAAGTCAGGCTCATACTTATGCTCAACTATATAAGGAACTTTGTTTGTGTGATGTTTCCATTCTTGTAAAACAGTAGTGTGTAAAGTATGTTCCCATTTAGAATCATATCCTTTAGGTATATCCTTTTCTTTTGGTCTAACCTTCCTAGGCTTTCTGTATCCGACCATTACATAACATCCGAGTATGTAATATCATTGATGTTTTTATTAATTTTCTTTATCTTTTGTGCAAACCATCTAGGTGTATATGCAGAAACCATAAGTTTGTTGTTAGCATAGAAATGACTTTCTTCAGGTAAATAGTTTTGAAAATTATTTACATTTACTTTCTTTTGTTCTTCTTCTACAAGCATACTTTTTAACCACTCAACTACAAATTCTTTTGAAAGTTTACGTACTTGTTTTGCTTTTCTTTGGTTCATAATATAATTTCCTCAACCTTTGGTTCTTTAACAACCTGTGTAAAATATACAGGACCTTTGGCATAATTAAAAACTCTAAGTCCTTTACCATCGTTAGAATCTTTATGGCATTCTATTTTATGAGGACACCAACCACAGTTCTTAGCTAACTTCATGTTGCCTGAAACACCTTCAGGTACAGTAGGATAACAAAAATCAGGAGGTGTGTCCTTTACTATTAATTCTTTTACGTTATCTATTTTAGAAACTATATTAGGTTTTTCTATATCATCAGGTATGTAAGTACAAAGCTCACCTGTTTCTTTATTCATAACTAAGAAGCCACCATTACTTGTACCCTCTGCTTCTTCATATCCTGCAAGTTGTGATAGATATCCAAAGGCATCGTCTTCACTGAGAGTACCTTCTTTAAATTTCTTAAAGGCATAACCTGATGCAGTCTTTACATCTACTACTTCACCATTAATCTTACAGTCCATGTGTCCTTTAATACCGTTTACAGTTATTTCTTTTTGCATAGAAGATAGCTTGTGTCCTGAAAGTTTAACAAAAAATAAAAGTAAAACCTCAAGTAAATGTCCGTATAAAAATTTAATCTGTATGTTAGGCTCTAGTTTTTCTGTTGTATCAGATTGTGTATGAGCATCATACCATAAACGTCTTTCAGGTTTGCCTATGTTAGACATCCTAAGTGTTTCTTTAGATGTTCTATCTTGAGGGGTAGCCCAATGTCTAAGAGCATCAGCCATTTCTTTACCAAACTCTTCATATGTTTCTTCTGAAATGTTTAACTCATTGCCTTCTGTCAGTGAATCTAACAAGGCATAAATGTCAGGTACTAAATTACTTAGCTTTTTCTTTTTCATTTTCAGCCTCCTTGAATGCTTTGATTACATCTGATGAGAATAGTTTTTGTAAATTAACAAGGAACATTCTACTTGCTTTATGGTCTCCACCACATACAGTTTTAAATGTATCTAATTTATCTACGATAGTTTTAAGAACATCTGTTTTAAAAACAAGAGTACAAAATTCGTTATCACCAACACATAAATTATGAAACCAATAGTCTGCTTCTGTAGCTTTAATGCCGGAAGGTTTACCCCATGACTCATACTCTATACATATGTTGCCTGTTTTTTGCCACATATCTTTTTCTGATTTTACTTCTATTTTTTTATTAGTCATCATGTCTGCTATTTTATCTTCTCTTATTGTACCATAAGCTAAGTCAATGTCAAACTTTTTTCTGTCTTCTTTAATTGGTTTCATATTTTTCCTTGTATGTATTTAATATTTCTAAAGCTTTATCTAAATTTATTTTTATCCACTCTCCGTTGTTTTCTTCTGCAAAGAAGTACATAAGTTCAAGTATTTTTCTTTCAGCTTTCGTCTGGTTTTTTACTGTAATTATTTTTACACATTTAAAATCTTTTAAAGGACAAGCGGCTTGAAACTGTTTTAATCTTCTTATAGTCTCTGAACTTTTACCTACTTTAATCCACCCTTCCCAAGCAGGATTTTGAAAGATATAAATTTCTCCTTTGAGCTTAGCTAACCACTCTCCTTTACCATACTTTTTATCCATATGTTTCTTAAGTCCGGGGGCTGATAAATGTTTTTTAGTTTTTTCTTTTAAGTATTCACATGCACCTCTTAACGACATATTATTTTTAAGCATTTCTTTTTCTATAAACTCTAGTTCTTTTATTTCATGTTCGACTGCATCTAACATACCTGTTTTTTGATTGAGCATATAACCAAAATTTATAGTAGACGTTGCTCGTTTAATGGGTTTCATACCAACTGTCTCCTATTTTATATTCACCTGTTAAAGGACAACGCATGTTGTAATGTTGTCCTGCTTTTTCTATTGCTTCTACTCCGAGTCTACCTACAAAGTCTGCTTGGCTTTCAAGCACCTGTATTTGCCATTCATCATGTATGTTAGCTACAAACTTTGCGTCTAAAGTATTTAGTCTTATATTACTTTCTAATATAACCAATGCTTTCTTCATAGCTATTGCACCACCACCTTGTAATAAAGTATTTAATGCTGCATGTTTATGTCGTAGTAGAATCTTACGACCATCTAACCCTTTAAGGTAGCCCTTCTCTGCAGCTCGGTCAACTCGTTCCTTAAGAGTTCTAAGTGTTGGTAGACCAGTAAGAAACCGTTCTCGCAATCGCTTACCGTCTGCTCTATTTCCCTTAATGATGCTTCCAATTTTTTCATCTCCTGCCCCGTAAATGAGTGCATAGATGAAAGTTTTTGCCTCATCTCTTGATTTAAGTCCAGCAAACTGTTGGTTAGCTGTATGAATGTCTCCGTTGATAATTTCATTTACATAATCCTCGTCAGCCATATAGTGTGCTAACAATCTTAGTTCTAAACCACTTGCATCTATACCTACAAGCTTGTATCCTTTTGGTACTGTCCAACATGACCTACATTCTTTACCATAAGGACTGTAAACAGCAGGTACTTGTGCCATGTTAGGATTTCTATGAGCCATACGACCAGTAATAGCACCAGTACAAATGACTGACCCGTGTACTCTACCATCGTCTTCATGCACTGCATCTATCCAAGAATGTACTTGGGCTAAACGTTTTTGATATAATAAGAAGTCTGCAATAAGCTGTGCTTCTTTTATGTGAGTAATCTTTTTAAGAGTGTTTTCATCTACAATAGCTTGTCCTGTTGGTGTAAATTTATTTGGCTTCCAACCAAGTTCTTGTAGTCTTTGTCCTATTTGTTTTCTAGAACCTAGATTAAACTCTTGAAGTGTCTTCCTCATGAAAGGTTTTTGTTCAAGCGTACCATCTATTATATCAGAGTACTCCTGTTCTGTCAATCCCTGTTTGGAAAGTTTACCATCTTTTTTTAGTTTAGGTTTAACAAGTTTATCATCAATCCAAATTGGCTTGAATGTTTCGTGTACTTTATCTTCTGTTTCTTTTAACTTACAGCTTAATTCCGAAGCTAAAAACATTGCTTCTTCATCGTTGAATAAGAAACCATTTTGTTTTTGTTGTTCAAGAATATGTGTAACTTTATGTTCTAACTTTATACATTCTTTTGAAAAACCAATAGATTCTTTTCTCAAATAATTAAATAATTTATAATTTATATCTACATCTCTTTCACAATAAGATAACATTTCTTTTGTAAATGCAGACCATTCAGGAGAATCCTTCTTAGGTAGTCCAAGTTTATAGCCCCACTTAGCTATGCTGTGTCCACCTTCTCTTGTAGGATTAAGTAGCCTAGATAAAACAAGTGTGTCTATAACTTTATCTGAATGATATAAATCTATACCAGTAAGCTTTTTAATTACAGGTATATCATACCCTAGTATGTTATGACCTATAAGCCTGTCTGCTTTTTGTAAGAACTTTATACCCTCGTTAAGTGTGTCTTCGTAGAAGTGATAGAACTTTCCTAGTTCATCTTGTGCTACGAGACACCATATAACTGAAGGGTCTAGTCCGTCTGTTTCAATGTCAAATACTAATTGCATATGTTTCTCCTAGAAAGGTATAATATCTTCTTCTTTAGAGTTAAGTATTTCTAAGTCCTCATACTCTGATAGTCTACCTGTTTCTTTGTCGTATATCAATGAACAAGCCATACCAACATCACCTGTATATCTTGATTTGAGTATACGTAATTTAGTTGTTCGTGATTCTAAATCATCGTCTGACTGTTGATTTCTTTCAAGGGCTATAACAGAATCAGATAACTGTGCAATACTATTTGAACCACGTAAGTGAGATAAGCTTACACTGATACCGTTCTCGTGTCCCTTGTTGCCTTCTATTCTACGTAAGTGTGAGACAAGGATAATACCTGCACCTGTTTCTTCTACCATGCTACGAAGTCTGTGCATGATACTGTCAATAGCTTTACGTTCATCACCATCAAGCATAGAACTTACTAGCATATGTAAATGGTCAACGACCACCCACTTGCAATCACAACCTACGATAAGATATCTAAGCTTTGCAAAGATAGCATCAATGTCGTTAGCACCAAAGTGTGCATGAATAAATACTCTATCGTTGCTAAAGACTTTATCAAACATACTGCTGAGTCTAGCTTCTCCATATTCATCACGCACTCCATCAATAAATAGTTTATCACTGGCTTCAATAGAAAGTATACCATCAACTGTACGTTTCCAGTCTTCTTCTAATGCAATGATACCCACGTTATCGTCTGTCTGATTGATAAGCCAATGCTCAAGTTCTCTTGTGATACTAGACTTACCGAGACCAGTACCACCTGTAAGTGTGACCAGTTCTCCTGCTCTAAGACCCAATAGTTTTTTGTTAAGACCTTCCCAAGGATAAGGAACACTTTGTTTACGTTCTCTGTTTAGAAAGTCATGTTGTTTCTCTGATACCCTGATGATACCACTTGGTGTGTAGACTTGTGCATCCCACCATGCTCTTGTAAAGTCTTGGTGTTTGCCTTTGTTAAGCATATCGTTAGGGTCTTTGTACCCATTAGGAAGCGTCACAATCTTTGCTTTTCCGGGCTTGATAATACTAGCTACCTGTTGAGAAGCTTCCATACCTGCTTTGTCTTTGTCAAAACATATAACAACATTATCAAAACTTTCTACATATTCAAGGCTTTCTTTGATGTCCTTGACAGCCGAAGCTGCACCACGTTTGATAGATACTACTGCCCACTTACTACCAAGTAATTCGTATGTAGCCATAGCATCACATTCTCCCTCAACAATCGTAAGGTATTTACCGCCTTCTTTGAAAAGGTTTTGACCAAACAATCCTGAGTCTTGTATAGTACCATCAAACGAAAAGCGTTTGTCTCGTATATATCTAATCTTTGTAGCACACTGCTCATGATTAATGTAGAAGGGATAAAGGTGCTGTGCTAGTTGACCGTTTGCATCATACACAACTTTAACACCATACTTTTCTGCTGTTTCTTTAGAGATATTTCTATCTGTAAGCTTTGCAAAGATACCACCATGAGCATTTACATGAGGCTTGGGTGTTGGTTGTTTGATATAGTTTGTCATTGGCGTTACGTTTCCCTCGTAGTTTGAATAAAATTTGTCACAACTAAAACATTTTGCAGACCCATCAGTGTTGACAGAAACTGCATCTTTGCTACCACATTCGTGACACGGAACATGATATTTAATAAATTTACTTTGTTCTTGCATATAATTTACCCTCGTTGTTAAATAAAAAAGCCACCCTGTTTTACGAGAGTGGCTTCGATTGGAGATATGAAACGTTAATTAGTCTTCTTCGGATGAAGCTTCCTCATCAACTGTTTCTTCTTCAGACTCTACCACTGCTTCAGGAGTATCCTTCAAGAGGGATTCAAGATTACCCCTATGTGCAGAACTTGCAAAGTTTAAAGCTTCTAAAAGAACTTCCAATTGTCCTACCTTATTGATGGTAATACGAGCATTGTTTTGTAGTTCTTCGTTTTCTATTTTGTTTACATCGTAAGATGTAATACCTTCATCATTCTTAATACTTATAATCATATTAAAATTCCTCGCCATCTCCAAATGGGTCTAACTCAGCACCGTCTTGAGTTTTAAGTGCTACTAAATCAATAACTTGCATAGCTTGGAAATCCAAACCTTTGAAGCTACCATACTTGTTGTCGGTCTCCCACTCGTTGTATTGTACCTTAACACTAGAACCATTGCCTACTACGTCATCCATAGTATTCTTGTCCTTGTCAAAAAGTTTAGGTGCATTTCTTACCATGCCATTCGGACCATTAACTTTTCTTTTTATTGTTAAGGCTCTACCAACAGGTGTTTGCCCACCATTCTCATCCTTTACAGACAAGTCTTTTACCTTGAAACCACGAGCTTCAAAGTCATTTGCAACGTCATCATTCACTACTAAATCAACTGTATACACAGGCTCAAACGTAGTGTTTGGTGTTGTCACTGAAGCCCAGTAGGCTTTTCCTTCTAATACTGCCATATAATTCCTCCTTTGGATTGGCGTTTAATTGGGGCTATTATACCCTAAGTTGTC